TTCTTGAAGGTATTCGCTTTTATGTCAGTTTCGCTTGCAGTTTTGCTTTTGGCGAACTCAAACTTATGGAAGGAAGTGCAAAAATCATCTCTCTGATTGCTAGAGATGAGAATCAGCACTTGGTCATCACTCAAAACATTATGAATAAGTGGAGAGAGGGCGATGACCCTGAGATGGCAAGAATCTGTAAAGAAGAAGAGCAATGGGTCTACAAGACCTTCGAAAGCGCAGTCAATCAAGAAAAACTTTGGGCAGAGTATCTGTTTAAAGATGGGTCGATGATTGGACTCAATGATAAACTTCTTCAGCAATATGTTGAGTGGATTGCGAATCGTAGAATGAAGGCAATTGGACTCAAACCACTTTATGATATTCCTGCAAAGAATAATCCTCTTCCTTGGACTTCTCATTGGATTGAATCTAAAGGGTTGCAAGTAAGTCCACAAGAAACAGAAGTTGAGAGTTATGTGGTTGGTGGTATCAAACACGATGTTACTGCCAATACATTTAGTGACTTTAAACTTTGACAAATACAACAAACTGAAATATAATATTATATAAATAGTATTAGAGTTTAGTTTGTTAAAATGTATTATGTTTACGAATTAATAGACCCGAGAGTTAATCTTCCTTTTTATGTTGGAAAGGGTAAAGGTAATCGGGTCTATTTTCATTTATCAGAACAATCGAGGGCAAAATCGGATAACTTTAAGAAGTTTGATAAGATTAAAAAAATAAGAAAAGAAGGTTATGAACCTGAAGTTAAAATAGTTCAATATTTTGAGGAAGAAAATGATGCTTATGATTATGAAGAGGAACTAATCAAAAAATACGGAAAAAGAGATATTGATGAAAATGGTATATTAACAAATATATGTGAAAGTTCTAGACCTCCAAAATTAAAAGGAAGAACATATCAACAAATATATGGGGATAAGTGGGAGGAACAAATTCAAAAAAGATTAAAGACAAAAGAAGAAAGGAGAAACTATGGTGGTGTAAGAAAACATACTGAAGAAACTAAAAGAAAAATAAGTGAAAAAGTGGCGGGAAAAAACAATCCAAGTTATGGTGTTCCTTGTAGTGAAGATAGGAAAAGAAAAATTAGTCAAAAGGCAAAGGAAAGATATGCAAATGGATTTACATCTCCATCAGCAAAAACTTGGAAACTTTTATCTCCAGAAGGAAAAGAATATGTTGTTACTGGTGAACTAAAAAAATTTTGTAAGTTGCATAATATTTCATATGCTACTATGTGTGCTGCTATTAAATATAATAGAACTGGACCAAGAAGAAACGGTTGGACTATAAAAAATGAATCCCAAGATACTTAAAGATGATTCCAACTATGATGAATGGTGTGAAGAAGAGATTCTGAATGCTTATCGAGAAGCAGCAGAATCTGATGAATTTATGTTTGGAGATTACGATTATAAGAAAGAATGGATGGAGGGTAGTTAAGACCCTCTTTTTTTATAAATAAAATTATAGAAAATCAAAAGAACAAATGTCTAGAATTACTGGAAGTGATGCAAAAGCATTGATGGAAGCATATGCGGCAGTTTATGCTCCGCAACACCAAGAAGTTGTTGAAGAAATTTTTGAAGATGATGTAGAGCAAATTGATGAGGCTAGTGCTCAGGGTGGAAGAGTTACTGGATCCAATCCAACTGTATATAAAGCTGCTGAAAGACCCGCTGGCACCAGAAGAGGTGCTGCAGCGGGCACTAGACAAAGACCTGCCGCTGCACCAGCACCTAAGCCTGCTGCCGCTGCACCAGCACCTAAGCCTGCTGCACCAGCACCTAAGCCTGCTGCCGCTGCTCCTGCTACTAAACCCGCTGCACCAGCACCTAAGCCTGCTTCTAAAGTGGCTCCTGCAGCACCAGCAGCAAAACCAGCTCCTGGATCAACCACATCAAAACCAATTACATCTCAACCAGCAGTATCTAAAAGTCAATCATCTGCTGCAGAAATTCGTGGAATGATTGGAAGATCTATGCAGAGACAAGCATCTGCACCAGCTCCAAAACCTGCTACACCTGTCAATAAAGCAACGGGTTCTAAGAAGCCTGGAAGTGCCTTTGAGCAGTATGATGCTTATGATGTAGTTCTTGAGTATCTCTTCGATAACGGTCACGTAGACACCGTAGAAGAGGCACATTATGTAATGATGGAAATGGACGCTGAAATGATTGCTAACATTTGTGAAGGTATTGACTTCAAAGGTGCTGCCCGTGAGCAGGCTCGCCGTGATGCTGAGCAAGAGAAGAGGGATAAGGAAGTTCCCACCAATAAGGAGCGCCGACTGATGATGGGTCGTTTCCGTCCTGGTGCTTCTTCTGCCGAACGTGCTGAAGGTGGTCGTGACGCCCTGAAGCAAAAGGGTAAAGTGCCCAAGAAGGGTGGCAAAGATATGTTTGAGCAAGTTCTTGAGCACCTAATCTCTGAAGGTTATGCAGAAACTGAAGAGGCTGCTCGTGAAATTATTGCAAATATGAGTGAAGGGTGGATACAGAGTATTGTCGAAGAATTTCTTGATGAAGAAGAAGGTTCCTATGGTGCTACTCCAAAAGCATATAGTGCAGCAAGAGGAACCAAAATGACTGCAAAGAGGAAACCATTCCTCAAGAAGATGCTAAGCAGAACCAACCCTGCTAATAGAACTCCAGATGATTCACCAAGAAAGGGTATGACCTCTGACGATAGAGAAAGAGCAAGAGCAGGTTCTAAGCACGGTGTAGGCACTCGTCAAGATCATGATTATCCTTCAGAGGGTCCTGGTGGTGTAACTAAGAGTGCTAAGAAACTCCGTAAGCAAAAAGCAATGGGTGAGTTTTCTGAAGAAGCATTTGCAGCGTGGATTGATGAAGCAATGACTAATTACGAAAAGAATCGTAAGAGAGCAGCGCAAAGAGCAGCAGCAAGAAATGCTGCAAGAGACCAAGGAAAGACTGGTGCTGTTCCTGGTGTAGGTTACGTAACTCCTAGAAGAGAAAGAGAAACCTGGACTGATGAGAGTGGTAAAACCAGACACGCAAAGGGTCTCTGATACAAAACTCAAATAACCATTAAGCACCCTCTTGACAGGGTGCTTTTTTATTGCTAGACTACCTTTGTCCCGGTTGAAGGATAAATAATAGCTCTAAGATACTATATTATAATATAATATATAAAATTTATTAGATTTTATTTCTAAGACTTATATCAATATTTCTATTTTTTTGGTATATAGAAAGACCAGCAGCTGTAGATATATATCCAGTAACTAAACATTCCCACATTTGTAAATTGTGTTTTATTTTCGATTCCATATTTACAGTACCACCATCAACATAAAATATTTTACCTTCTTCAACTAACATTAGATATCTATTCCAACTAATATCTTTTTCTTTCATAAAAGAAACTACACTATCCCATGTATCTTTACCATCAGTTACCGATCTTTTTCTAGAATTAAACAACTTTTCTTTATGTTTTTCTGTTAATTTAGTACCATACATAGGATTTCCTTCACCAGAAAACATTTCACTTAGTTTTTGTCTTACCTCTGGTCTTTTTGCTGGATTATTGTCACCAGTCATTGCTATACTTTTATTTTCCCTAAATTTATTATTTCTCATAACAACTTCATATATTCCACTTTTTTCATTTACAAAAAATCTTCCCTCAATATTCGTATTATAGTATTCATCACTCATTAATACATTTCTTAAAAATTGTTCATAAGTTTCATAGTAAGACATTGATTTTTTATGTGGACACAGATATAATATTTCTCTATAAAAACTATCTTTTCCTATAAGTTTTACATCCTCATTCAATTCGTCACAAGAACCAAAGTAATTTCTCCAATCACTTTCTTTTGTTTTTCTTCTACCTGTTTTTTTATCTTTTCTCCTCATCCAAAAAGATTTTTTACCAACATATTTTCTTTCATTAGTTAAATTAGTAATGAGATAAACAAATCCCTCCATTTCTTTAGGAACTTCGGTAAAGTCCTCTCCGTTATATTTCCATTCCATAAAAATATTTTCTTTCTTATAGTTTTTATTTATGCTTGAAAATGTTTTTGTTTCGTGCTAGGATTTGAATACCAAGAATAATTTCTAAATATTATGGTCACTTTGGAACAGACACTTCGGGAATCTCATGATTGGGCAATTGACCGTATTCATGAGTTGTCTAATTATGACATCGAATCAGCACATGCAATTCAATCTGAATTCAGTGAATGGTTGAATCCTGATATTGAAGATCATGATATTTTTTCACTAGAATACATAGGAGAATAAAATGCAAATCGATCTCCATAATTTTTTCAAATATTATGATGATAAAAATCCAAAACATGTTGCAGCAGTAGAGCAACTTGAGAAGGATTTGCTAGCAAAAGCATCTGACTTGATGGAGGAAGATGCTAATTGGGTCAGAATTTATAGATCAAAAGTAGAAGCACCAAAGTCAGATATTCTCAATGTTCCTTATTATCCACAAACGGATAATTATAGGGACGCACAAAGAACCTGTAATTCATCAGCCTGTGCTATGTGTCTTGAGTTTTTAAAACCAGGAACACTGCAGGGACCAAAGGGCGATGATGCTTACATCCGCAAAGTTTTCTCAATTGGTGATACGACTGATCACGCCGTCCAGACGAAAGTTTTATCGTCTTATGGTGTTACTTCACGATTTAGTTACAATCTCTCTTTTGCTGATCTTGATAGGGAGCTTGCCAATGGGAAACCTGTCATTATCGGGATTCTTCATAGGGGTTCTTTATCTGCACCTACTGGTGGGCACATGCTTGTAGTGATTGGTAAGACAGCATCTGGAGATTATGTTGTTAATGACCCTTATGGAAGTTTGAATGATGGATACACAGGGTCTGTTTATAATGGTAAAGGTGCTGTTTATAAGAAGTCTGTCTTAGAAAAGAGATGGACTGTAGATGGTCCTAAGTCTGGATGGGGTAGAGTGTTTTCATGAGTATTAAATTTATTGATGCTGTAAAGTATCATCAAGATTTGCCACATCAAAATGATGCTTGGAATTTTCTACAAGCATCAGTCCACAAAGAAATTCTTGATGAGTTTGCTAGAAGGTATCGTAATCAAAAGATAGAACCAACTCTTGAAGGTCTTCCAATTCCAGGTGTAGATTTAATCAAGGAATTTGAAGGATGCCATCTAAAAGCATATTATGATCCTCTGACTGGTGGACTTCCAATCACAATTGGATGGGGAAGCACTCGTAGAAAAGATGGCACTCGTTTTATGATTGGTAATATAATTACTCAAGATGAAGCAGATGACCTTCTTTACTATCAGTTGAGAAAAGAATTTCTACCACCACTTCAAAATATTCCTCACTGGGATGAAATGAATGAAAATCAACGAGGCGCTCTATTATCTTTTGCTTACAATCTTGGTGCTCGCTTTTACAACTCTTCTGGTTTTAATACCATTAGTAGGGTATTGAAGAATAAAGAATGGGATAAAGTTCCAGATGCTCTTTATCTTTATCATAATCCTGGCACCAAAGTTGCCGCAGGACTGCAAAGAAGGCGTATTGCAGAAGGTAAACTTTGGTCTTCTTAGTCTTCTTCTACTTTAGTTCTTAATGCAATTACTGTAGTTAAAATTGTTAATAAAGTTTCATACCCTCTTCTTTCAGATTCTTTACAATCTAAAGGAGGAGGGTTTTGTAATTCTCCCTTTGCATTTGCTCTATTGATTGTGCCTGGCACCATAAAATTACAAGTAACAAAATTTATTCCAACAAATCCAACTATAGAGCAACAAACAATGAAGATGAGTTTAGTTAAATTTAGTTTCATCTTTTTTCTTGTTTGTGTATCCAAGTTTTTAATTCTGTGAGATAAATTCTTAACATTTCTGCTTTTTCTAGATGCCAAATATCACCACTCTTGAAGTATTCTTGAGTGTGATTGTCTATTGCTTTTAGGATATTATGTATTGGTGCGTTCCAAGGCTCACGCTTGGGAGTATTCCATTCTCTTGGCATACTTCACTTTTTTTTACCTCCGTTCTTTGCCTTTCTAGCAGTCGCATTACCTTGATTTTGTTTAGACTGCTTTCCGCCTGGAGAACCCTTTTTACCTTTGTTGGGCGACTTTGCCATTAGTTTGTAGGCATAACACTTTATTTATGCGTGCCAGTTTAAAAATTGGATCCCTTGACAATTACTAAATATTAACTTATTATGTAAAAATCCCTGTTATGAGCAGGGTCTTTTTTTATGAGTCTTTGACTTTGATTTAGAGCCGTGGAGATTGCCTTCTGAGAAGAAGGTTTACCCCTTTCTCTATACGGATGTAGAGTTCAATTAAATTTAGTGCAAAACTTCTTTACTGTAGCCCTGCCCCTTTTGGCAACGGTTACAACCAATGCGGCAACACTGCCATTCGTCAACTACAAGATGCAAGGTCCACCTCCTCCAGTTCCTGGACAAGTACCTTTCTCCATTATTAAAGAGTTTGACCTTGTAGATGATAAGAAGACAGCGACCAAAGAGGTTGCTTTACCAAAGCCAAAAGAGAAAAGGCTAATTTGTAAAGGGTGTAATGAACATGAAAATGCTACCCTGGCATTCTTCCAGGAGCGTGGTATTAAAGACAGAAACGCCCTTGCTACCATCATGGGTAATATTCGTCAGGAATCAACTTTTGTTCCTAACATTTGTGAAGGTGGTAGTAGAACCAGTTACAGCGGTTGCGGCCGCGGTTACGGACTGATTCAATGGACATCTGCCAACCGTTATTATGGATTGGGTGATTTTGCTAAGAAGTATGGTGGTTCACCATCATCACTTCACACGCAACTTCGTTATCTAATGACTGAAGTTCAGTGGCAACGTATCGAAAACCAAATGAAGACTCCTGGTAAGTCGATTAACCGTTACATGGACTATGCGTATAGTTGGATTGGTTGGGGGCATCATGGTGCTCGCACTTCGTATGCTCATGATTATGCTTCCAGACTGATCGTGGTAGAAGTTTGATATATAAGGGGAGTGCTGCCTACTCCCCTTTCTTATGTTTAAATTTAAGTTTGGAAATAAGAAAACAAATAAACAACTTATAACTGTAGGACTTATATTATCAATTATTATCGCAGCACTCTCACAATGTAGTAAGATACCAGAAAATGCGCTTTGGGACTTATTGGACGAAATTCAAAGAGAATTTTTCCCACAAACTATTATTAATGAGGTTATACTTAAAGATCCTGACAAAATAAATCGTAGAGTTGAGAGAGATGTTGATAGAGCAATTCGTGATGTAACTCCAGAGTATGATCGGATTATTTCTGAATATGATAAAAAATATCAACCAAAAAAATTAGAAAAATCAGTAGATAATTCTGTTTGTTATACTGAAGAATGTAAATCTCTTGGTGGAGAAATGCGTATTTGTGCTCCTTGGGCAAAAGATTGTAACTAAAGGCATTATATATAAACATATCTTTTTTTTTATTGGAGATTATTATGTCCGTATCACAAGAACTACTGAATGCTGTTGAAGCTTGGAAAGTAGAAGACGAAAAATTTACTGCTGGTAATAATGCAGCAGGAACTCGCGCCCGCAAGGCACTTCAGGACATTGCTAAACTTGTTAAGGCACGTAGAGTAGAAATCACTGAAGAGAAAGTAACCCGTAAAGAAGCAAAGGCGGGTTGACTTCTGAGCGTTGGTGCTCTATAATACTCTCATAGGCAACAGGGGTCCAAACCTTGTGTAAGTCCTGCCCCTCCCATGCCTCTCATAGAAGCACAAACAGGGAGGTCTCTTGTCTCAGTAGCTCAGTGGAATAGAGCAACCGCCTTCTAAGCGGTCGGTCGTTGGTTCGAATCCAACCTGAGACGCTTGACTTTTTGAGAAAAAAGTCCTATAAATAAAAACACTTAGGTCGAAAACAATGTCTTTCCAAATGCCCACCAAACAGATTAGTAACCTTGATTGCCGCTATTGGCATATTGAGGGTACTCCCCTGTTTGTGGATATGGATAGGCATATGTAAGATGTAATCCATAAAAGCAAAAAGACAGGGGAGAGAAACCAAAAGTTTCCTCCCCTTTTTTGTTGCTTGTGACAGTTTCCCAAGTGTCCACCAGTCCCTCCCTAGAGACCAAAAGGTGGTATTCTTAAAGGGTGGTTGAGAGACCACCAGCACCTTGACAACTGAATATTTACCACATTATTTGGGTCTGTAACTCAGTTGGTAGAGTAGCGGGCTTTTAACCTGTAAGTCGTCGGTTCGAGCCCGACCAGACCCATCGTGGGAGGATTTCCGAGTGGTTAAAGGAATCTGACTGTAAATCAGACGGCTCTGCCTTCGCAGGTTCGAATCCTGCTCCTCCCACCTTGACGGTGTAGCTTAGTGGTTTAAAGCGCCTGCCTGTCACGCAGGAGATCGGGGGTTCAAATCCCCTCATCGTCGTATGGTCTCATCGTCTAGTGGTTAGGACAACACTCTTTCACAGTGTAGACACGGGTTCAAGTCCCGTTGAGACTACTTCAATTGGTAGCGTCCACAGGGAGGGACGCCTAAGTTGCGCCGTGGTCGGGTCCTATAATAGGGAGTTGGTAGCAGCCAGTATTGGAAACATAGCTTAGTTGGTAAAGCATTCGACTGATAATCGAAAGAGCACTGGTTCGAGTCCAGTTGTTTCCACTTGGAAGATTGGCAGAGTGGTTAATGCAGCGGTTTGCTAAACCGTGGGGATAAAACCTCCGTTGGTTCGAATCCAACATCTTCCGCCTTGGAGAGTTGTCCGAGTGGTTTATGGTGAGATCTTGGAAAGGTCTTGTGTGTAACAGCACCAGAGGTTCGAATCCTCTACTCTCCGTTTGGCAGTGTAGTTCAGTGGTAGAACAAGAGATTCATACCCTCTATGTCGGTAGTTCAATTCTACCCACTGCCTTGTGTCGTTAGTCTAATGGTAAGACAGGAGATTGTGGTTCTCCATATGAGGGTTCGATTCCCTTACGACACCCCATTCTGAGGTCGCCAAGTGGTAAGGCAGCGGGTTTTGGTCCCGCCATTCGTGGGTTCGAATCCTACCCTCAGAACCTGTCGGGTTGGTCTAATGGTAAGATGCAGGTCTCCAAAACCTTGCGATGGGGGTTCAAATCCCTCACCCTTCGCCTGTCCTTTTAGCTC